CGGTTCGGACCACAGGAACTCGGCCAGCACCTTGGAGGTAGTTGACCTCGATGGTACGTCCATACTTGGAAACACCGTAGTACATGGTGTCGGAACCTGCGATCGCTTGCTCGGTGACTGGGTGAACCAATCCATTCGAGAATCGAGCGTCGGTGACAGGGGTGATGCCATGCCTCTTGATCGGGTTGATGTCACCGGACCCGCTGTCGTTCGACAGGTTGGCCGAGTAGCAGAGCTGCACCGCCAAGTCCATCAAATCAGGTGGCACAATCAGGTGCGTCAATTTGAGGTTAAGCGTCGCGTCGCCGTCTTTGACTTTCAGCAAACGTGCGACCATTTCACTCAGGGTTGCGCGAGCCAAGGCCTTGCCCGTCGCACTGTTGCCGTCGGTCGTGTTGAACAAAGCGCGAGCGGTTTGCTTCAAGGTCGGATTGCTCATCAGCAAGGCAGCGACCAAGTCAGGACGCAGACGCCCGGCGGCTTGACCGAAGTCTTTCGGGGTGTCCTTGAGCTTCGAGAAGTTGTCGCCAAGCATGTCGGCCTCGTCGATCTTCAATTGCTCGGAAAATCGTCCGACCTGAGCTATCTCCGAAAGAACACGGCGACTTGCATGCTGAGCCTTGCCGCCGACTGGGTGATGCTTAAGATTCCCAATGGCTTGCATCCGGTTGTTGTTGTGCTCTTCCAAGTCTGGTTTTTCGTCTTCACTGCAAATCCCCTGCGAGAAGTCTTCGACTTCGGCGTAGGATTCCAGCATTTTCGCACCGAGGGTTGCACCGAACAAAGCAGCGACAGTGCCCGAGGAAAAAGAGGCGTGAAGCATATCGACGCGGTTAGATGGAACATCGATTCCGCGAGCTTGAAGACCTAGACCACAGTACTCCATGAGGGTCAAGTCGCGGTACTGGTAGGCAGCTTCCATCGTTTGCTGGCGAATGGAGTCGTTGATGCCAGCCTTGAGGAACCCTGGAAGCTTGGCTTTAACGTCGCGATTTTCGAGCGTTGCTGAATCCAGCTTCATTTCAGCCCGCAACATGATGCCACCTTGGAGTGCTCCAAGGTCGATCGAGCTGCGGCTAGCTCGAGAGTGGATCGCCGGGCCTCGTGGGCGAGAATCGCGGGTGGCTTCCAGGTCTTGGTGGCGTCGGGCCAGCAATTCGGTTTGATCGCCGGTCAGGCCGTTCTCGATCGCATGGGCCGCCAGGTCGACGTTCTTGCCACCGACCATGACGGTCGGATTGCCGAACTTGGCACAGAGCGAAGTGACTTCGCCGACTCGCTTGGTTTCAGCGGCCATCTGCGATCGGTAGGCGGTCAGATCCAAGGTGCTACCAGCGGTCAGATCGGGCGAGGCGGAAGAAGCAGCAGCGGTCGCAGGCTTGGTCATAGGGGGCTCCGTGGGTTGGGAAGCGGTTGCAGTGGGAGGTTGCGGCGCAGGGTCAGCAGGGGGAGCGGACGCATCGGCAGCAGGCTCGATGCTCTCGGCGTAGGAGACTTGCAGGGCGGCTTTGGCCTCGGGCGAAAGAGTCGCAGGATCGAGTCCAAGAGAGGTGCAATAGTCTTCAAAGGTTTTCATGTTTGATGTGGCCGAAGCGGCAATAGAGACAGAGGATTCTGGGTCGCCTGGAATCGTTACCAAGGAGACTTCTTTGAGTTGCGATCGCTTGACGACGAGGACAGGACCATCGAAAGTGCGTCCGTTGCACTGGAGGGTCTGCCCCTGCGGAATCGTGGAGTAAGTCAGGATCTTCACGCCGACCGATGGTCGCCAAGGAAATCCGTTTCTCGCTCCCGAGACAATCTCCTGCTGATCCACCGAGGGGACCGAGAACACTCCAGTGACAGAGAGCTTGGTTCCATCGTTGGCCACAGCAGTCAGATGGCCGACAGGCCTGGATTCGTCGTGGTCTCGATGCACTGGTCCGACCGGTGCGTCGAGGCCTGCTAGGTCAATCACCACCGGACCGTTCCACTGGATTGCAAGCTTGGGATGCATGACACCCCCGGTATAGGCGATCCCACTAAAACTGGGCAGCGCGTCGGGAGTGTTAGGGTCTGCGGCTTGCAAGGCGATGGAGTCGCCACTGGTGCGCAGTTCCAAGTTGCTCTTGGACGAGGCGACAATGACGTTGGCGTCTTGTCGCTTGCGTTTCGTGGTAGCCCGGATCGATTTGCTCATGGGGACGAGACTACCACTCGACCCCAAAAAACCGTCCAACAAGAGTTACAAATCAGCCTTCGCCCAGTCCGAGTCCGGAATGATCGCATAACTGGTCATCGCGACTTTTTCCGAGTTGCCGATCCACTTCGAAGCGGTCGCAAGTCCGAAGGCAGTGATCAGTTCCGTCTCTCGAGTGGCTCGCATCGAATGCCAAGGCACCGGCCATGGATCGAGTCCTGCCTTGCGAACAACCTCGAGAAATCGCTGTGTGATCCCCGAGTGCGAGAGGCTTGCGATCGTCGGCAGCAGCTCGACGCCTGGTGCGGGGAGCTCGGCAGCGATCTCACGGAATAGCGGGATCTCTCGGACCATCCCTCGCTTGGTGTCTGTGATCTTGATCCGTTTTAAGCCCCGGTCGATCGATGCTTGCGTGAAGTCGCGAATCTCGCTGGAAATCCGCAGGCCTCCGAATCGAGACAGCACAATCACAAGCCGCAGCTCAGGATCGTCGCAGGCCTGGAGGACTCGCTCGATGGTCTCCACCGAAACGAATCGTTTCTCTCGCACTGAGACCGTGGTCTTGAGTCGCTTGGCCGGATTGGCAACGATCCACCGATTGTCCTCGCACCAGCGAAAGAAAGCTTTCCAATCCTTGGCGATTTTTCCCCGAGTGGACGCACCTTGCTCGAGCGCATCATAGACGGTGGCAATTTCCTCCGGGGACACTCCATCGATTCGCCGATCACCGCAGGCATCGGACAGATGGGCCAGAGATCGACCAACCGATTCGGCGGTCGATGTGGCAAGCAGATCTCGCTTGGCGTTGAGATACTCGTCGATCGCAGTCCGGACGGTGCGGATGGATCCGGTGATGCAAGTGAGCTTGGATTTGATTTCCTGGTCCAGACGATCGAGCCAAAGGGCTGTTTGCCTTGGGATGGGTAGGTCTGCGGTCTGGGCGGCGATGATCTCGTCGACATGTCGCTGGATGGCGATCGCTTCGGGCTCGGTGATGCGTCCGAGCCAGATCGAGCGACGTCCGGCAGCGGTGTAGACTCGAAGGCGATAGCCTTGACGAGTCTTTGCCTCGTGCGTCAGCGAGCTCACGCTGGTTGCTCTTCGTACTCGGACACAAGATTGTTGATCGTGCTTTCCTTGAGTCCAAGCGACCCCAGGAACACTCTCGCTCGAGACGTCGTCCAGATTCCTTCCTCGATCTTACCGAGGGTGTCCTCGATCGCTCGCCAGTTGCGGGTGAGTTGCAAACGGGACATGTTCGCAAATTCCCCGGTTGGAGCGGGTTGGCTAGGATCTGGCTCGGCAGCGCCTGTACTTTGGGCCGCAGCTCCGGGCGCACCAGAAGCACTAGGAGCACCAGGTGCGGCGCCTGCAGGAGCGGGTGGCCTGTCAGGATTTACCCAGCCTTCCTCGACGAGCTGCTGCGCGTGAGCTTCGGGGTCGATGTTCTGCTCGATTAGGTATTGTTGACGAGTCTTAAGACCGGCCCGGATCAGTTCGATGTTGACGTCTGCGATTTCCGCAGGATTCACATCTCGCTGTGGTGGCCATCGCCAAACCTTGGGAATCTCATCGGTCGGTTCGATCGCTGGCAAGTAGCCGTCCATAAGCAAGGCTTCATCGAGCCACCAACCGAAGATCCGGTCGAGGGCTTCGATTTCCCACCACTGGGATCGCTCAATGGCAACTGATTCGTGATAGGTCTGGTGGTCCAACCGGCCTGAGGAATAGTTGTACCCGCTTGAATCCGCGAGGACTTTGTTTTTAGGCATGTGTACGCAACGTGCAATCTCGCCAAGGATCGCATTGCGGAATTCGGTATAGGTCGTCACTGGTTGCTTCGGATCGAACTGGACCATCTCCCAGCCTTTGGGCAGGCTTGTCATCAGTCCTCGATCGATCTGCACGAAGTCAAACGGGTCGATGTCGTCAATCCCGTCGGACGCAGAATCGAAGGCATTGGACTGAGTCTTGAGAATCGCCGAGAAGTCCGCAGCATTTTCGGCAGCAGTGATCACCGCCAGGGTGTATCGACGCAGCATGGCGAACAGCGGCAAGGCAGGTGTCAGCTCGGGAATTCCGCGCATCTGTCCAGGTCGCTCGGCGCGGAATAGGTGGATAATGTCGTCGGGGTCGACATCCTCTTTTTCGAATGCATCCAGCGGCCATCGGTCGCCAGGGTGTCCTTTAAGGATGTGGTAGACCGTTGGATTTCCAAAGTCGTCGAACTCAATACCGTCTACTTTGTTTGGCAGTCCGTCGGCGAAGTAAGGCGTCGCAAGTTGGTCGCACTCGATGACTCGTAGATCCAGCTTTACATCGTTCTTTGATCGCGGGTTGTTGCCTTTGAGTATGACGGTCTCACCATCGATAACCTTAGCGATCCGGGCAGTGCGAAGCTTGCTCGCCAGCCGCACGTCCTTTGCCCATTTGCGCCACTTTGCCTCGATCATGCGAGAGGCAGTAGTGTCAGGGAGCATCACCTGTAGACTTGGCCCGGTCGAGATGCAATCGTTGGCCAGGGTCAGAACTACCCCCTTCGCGAAGCTATTGTTTTCCATGCATTCGTAGCGAGATCGCTCGCGCAGTGTCTTGCGCACCGAGACCGAGTTGGCCGCAGCAGCGGAGAGATTGTCGGCGTATCGCCAGTGCTTCGATGTCTCTGCGGTGTTGGCCGCAGCATCGTAAGAGGCCGACAGCGAGTCCATTCGCTTGGCTCGATCCTGGACCCGACGAGCGGCAGCCAGGGCCTTGGTGTCGATCGGCTTTCCGTATTGATCGAGCAGCATCATAAGACTAGCTCTTTGGCTGAGGATTCATGAACAGAAAGAAAACCACGGCCCCACCGAGGATGAGAGTGGCCATCGAATTGAAGATCAGGCCAGCTAGCAGGAGGAACCAGCCAGCCCCAAAAAACAGATGGCGCGACGAGGCCGTGGTAAGGGCTCGAAGGATCGATGTTATCAGTACGGTGACCCAGCCAGGCATCATTGCCCCCTTGCCGACCCAGGAATCATCTTGGCGAACAGGACACCGCGTCGTGGCTTGGAGGCGTTCTGATTGCTGGCCAGTTCCTCACGAGCCTCCCGCATGTCGGCCATGCTGCGATTCGTCACGGTCACGCCGTCAGCCGAGACGCTCTGTGGGGCGGCGGCAGCGTCGGCGATCTGTTGATCAGTGATTGCTGGAGTGGTCATTTGGTTTTCTTGCTGGAGGCCTGGAGGGATGCGAGTCGATCGAGAGCTGCGGCGCGGCGGCGGTCGGCTTCGTCTTGTCGGATC